CACCTCCTCGCGGTTGCCCGCGACGTCCGAGCGAGCATATGGCCCGATGCCGGTTACCTTGTCAACAGTAAAATTGCGAAAAAAGCACCGGAGTTTTCCCTTGACACATCACAGACACCTCTTGTAAAAACCAACGCGCCATGGCGATCATCGGCCAGAAGAAGCACCGCCAAGCGGTCAAGAAGCAGTACCTCACGCTCGTCGAGGACGGTTGCACGCACGCGATGGCCTCCCGCCTCGTCGGGTACCACCCGCGCACGGTCACGCGTTGGGCCGAGGAGGATGGCACTTTCGCCCTGGAGTATATGCGCGCACGAGAGAAGGGCAAGGTCGTCCTGGCCCGCGAGGCGATGTCGGTCTTGCGCCTCGCCGCCCGACAGGGAAACACGTGGTGCATCGCGCGCCTGTTCGCCTACGCCGACCCGAAGACCTGGAAGGAGATCAACGCCAAGCTGCGGGAGGCGGAGCCTGAGCTGCAGTCTATGCACGTGGCTGACGGCGGGCGGGGCGTGACGCTCATGCAGCTGATCGAGATCGCGCAGAGGGGCGGGCGATTCGACGGGCACAAGCCGGAGAGGTAGACGTGATGGCCGCCTCGGCACCGACAACCTCAGCGACGGCCAGCGGCCTTGAGCGATACCAGAGGCTCGTGAGGCGGGATCCGCTCGGTTGGATGCGAAGGTCGCTCGGCACGCAGTTCTGGCGGAAGCAACGCGACGTGATCTACTCCGTGCGTGACAACCCGCTGACGGTGGTCCGCTCCGCCAACTCGACCGGCAAGACGTACCTGGCGGCCTGCCTGGTCCCATGGTGGCTGCAATGCTACTGCCCCGCGTATGTCATAACCACGTCCTCGAGCTGGATCGGCGTCAAGCGCCAGCTGTGGCCGACGTTGCGCGCCGTGTTGCGACACGCGCCGTGCCAAGAGCTCGGGCAGCGCGCGGGCCTGCACCAGACCGAGTGGAATATAGATGACCAGTACGGCGCGTTCGGCCTGTCGCCCAAGAAACCGGAGGGTTGGGGCGGCTATCGGACGGAGAACCCGATCCTGGTGATTGTGGACGAGGCGTCGGCGCTCGACCAGGAGCACCGCGACGCGATCATGGCGCTCGTGAGCGATCCGCGCTCGCGCGTTCTGGAGATCGGCAACCCGCTGCGTTGCGACGGCCCGTTCTACCAGGCGTTCAAAACCGACGAGTGGAGCAAGATACACGTTAGCGCGCTCGACACGCCGAATGTCAAGACCGGCAAGTTGGTCGTGCCGGGTCTTGCGACGCGCGAGTGGGTCGAGGCGCGAAAGCGCGAGTACGGCGATGGGTCGGCCTGGTATAGGGCGCGCGTCCTCGGCGAGTTCCCCGAGGAGGGTGAGGACGTGCTGATCCCCATTCACATGGTCGATGCCGCCACGAGGCGCGAGGGCGAGCCGGGCGGGCGTTTGCGCATGGGCGTCGACGTCGCGCGGTTCGGGTCAGACAACACCGTGATCCAGGTCGTCAGGGGCAACACCGCGTTGCTGCCAATCGTGACGGCGCGCGAGGACACGATGGCGACCGTCGGGCGGGTGCGGGCGGCCATGGGCGAGCACGGCGTCCCGGCGCACGAGGTCAAAATCGACGACATCGGCCTCGGCGGCGGGGTTGTCGACAGGCTGCACGAGATGGACTGCCCCGTCGTCGGCGTCAACGTAGGGACGAAGCCGGCCGATCCCACGCGGTTTGTGAACTTGCGGGCGGAGCTCGCCTGGAACCTGCGCACCTGGATTCGAGACGCGGCGGTCCTGCCGAGCGACGACGCCCGACTTCTCGTCGACCTGGCGGCCCCGCGCGTGGAGTATCGATCCAACGGGATGGCTTTGGAGGCGAAGGACAAGGTGAAAGCGCGATTGCAGGGGCGCTCGCCGGACCGGTTTGACGCGCTGATGCTGGCTCTCTACGAGCCGCCTCGATTTCCGGCCGAGACGATCCTGTTCGCGGAGAACATTTTGGGAGCAGGGGGACAAGGCAATGTGGCCGTTTGACTACTTCCGAGCGCAGTCCGCCGGACACCGGCTGCAACAGGCGTTGTTCGAGCAGTCGATCCAGATGTTCAACGCCAACACTATGCCGGGCGACTTCCAACGCGACGCGGCAGCGTGGGCGCAGACGTACGAGACGCTGACGGACCAGCCCGTCGTGTTGTCCGAGTCGCAACACAGAGACGTCCAGCTCAGGGCATACAGGTTCTACAAGTACAACCCCTGGGCGCGCGGCGTCGTCAGCTCGTTCCGCAAGTACATTTACGGGCTCGGGTCGCTCGTCGTCATCGGTGACAAGTCGCTCCAGGAGAAGTGGGACAGGTGGGCGAAGGCTTGCAACTGGAACGGGCGAGTCCGCGATTTGATCACGCGGACGTTTCGTGACGGCGAGGCGTTCATGCGGCGGTTCGCGCCGATTTACGGCGGCGACCCGATGCACCGGTTCATCGCGCCTTACCTGGTGCGTGACCCCGACCCGAACTCCGACAGGCGCAAGACGTACGGGATCGAGACGCAACCGAACGACGTTGAGACGCCCGTGGCGTATTACGTGGTCGCGGAGAAGAATCGCTCGATGCTGCGCGACGGCGCGCCGATCCCAGCCAGCGAGATCCTCCACATAAAGATCGGCGTCGACGCGGAGATAAAGCGCGGCGAGACGATCCTCCTGCCGGCGTTCTGGGTCCTGCCCCACTTGAAGAACATCATGCTCAACCGCCAAATGTTGCACGAGATCAGGACGGCGCTCGCCGTCGTCCAGACGGTCAAGGGCGGGCCGTCGGCGGTGCAGGCCGAGCAGGCGGCGCAGCGAAAGCGGTCGGGTGACACCGGCGACACGTCGCGCACGCGGGCCTGGAAGCCGGGGACGGTCATATACGGCCCGCCCGGTGTGGAGATCGAGTTCAAAAGCCCGAACCTCCAGGCGAGCGACGCCTACAGCGACATCCGCCTGTTCGTGCTGGCAATCTGCGCGGGCACCGAGCTGGCCGAGTTCATGGTCTCGGCCGACGCGTCGAACGCCAACTACGCCTCGACGCTCGTGAGCGAGGGGCCGGCGGTCCGGGCCATCCAGGACTGGCAGGACTTCTTCGACTCGCCGATCGAGCACGAGGTCCGATGGGTGCTCTCTCAGCTCGCCGGCGTGAGTGTGTGGGACCTGCGGGACCTCCCGATTGACAACCAGTGGCCGCCGATCGTGCACAGGGAGATTCTGGACGAGACGAAGGCCATCTCGCTGCAACGCGCGGACGGCCTGGTCTCGACGGAGACGGCGCGGGCGCGGCTCGGCTACCAACACCAAGAGGAGGAGGAGCGGTTGCGAAACGAGATGGCGGGAGCTGGTGTCGAATGATCTCTCATGATGCGGGCGTTGAAAGGATGGTCACCATGTACAGGCGGGATATGATGAAAACGCAGACCGGGTGTTTGTGGTCATTTCGTTGAATGACGAAGAACGAGGTCTCGGATTGTGATCGACCTGCTGCTCGTCCACTTGCCGCTAGACGGCATGGTCAGAGTTCCGACGGGCCTGCTGTCAATCGCGGACTGGGTCGGGCGCCAAGGCAGGCGCGTCCGCGTCCACGACATGCGGCTTTATTCTGAGCGAATCAATCAGCGGCTACTTGCGCAGGCCATGCGCGAAGCGCGATATGTGGGCGTTGGATTCATGACGCGACAGGCCCCGGAGTTCCTGCGCTTCCTATCAGTCTATGGCGAGATCGTCGCCGGGAAGCTCTTCGTCGGCGGGATTCATCCGACGCTGTTTCCCGACAACATGGAAAACCACGCCGACGACGTGTGCCGGATAGAGGGGGAAAGCTTTGCGGCGACGCGTTTGGACTGCGGCAACGGCCAATACGATGTCGAGAGAAGCGAGATCAGGGACTTGTCGCTTATTGACGCGGAGCGATATGCCAACCTAGGTGAGACGATGTTCACGCAAATCGGCGGATCGGGACACGCGAACGTCGAGACGGCGCGCGGCTGCAACCACAAGTGCGCTTTCTGCGTGAATCAGGCGTTGCCCTGGGGTCGCCCGTGGAAGGCGCGTCCAGTCGACGTCGTCGTCGGAGAGTGCCTCGTCTGGCACAAGGCGCAAAACGTGACGCGCTTCACGTTCGACGACGAGCATTACTTTCACAAGCAGGAACGCGCCGAGGAGATCGCCAAACGTTTGCACGATGAAATCGGCGAGCGGTTCCGGTGGGCGGCGCTGGCGACCGTGCGGGACGTGACGGCGGCGCCGGACCTGTTTCGGTCGCTGGCGGAGAGACATGGCCTGACCGCGCTCGGAATCGGGATTGAGGCGGGCACGGACGAGGCGCTGGCGCGGTTACGCAAGCCGCACACTGTGGCGAAAGCGAGAGAGTGCGCGGCGATTCTGGACGACATCGGCGTCCACGCGGTCTACTCGTACATTTCGGGCATTCCGGGCGAGCGGCCGGAGACGGATCAGGCCACGCGTGAGCTGATGTTGTGGATCGATGAGCGGCACAGGAACAGCCGGACGTCGCCGCCGGGGTTGCGAATGCAGCTGTATCGGCCGCTGCCGGGGACGCCCCTGGCCGCCGGCGTTCAGTTCCCGAGCTCGCTGTACGAGTGGTCGTGGCTGCTGGAGCACGACGTTTCAATGCGGATGCTGGACTACTGAGAGGGAAGGTGGCAATGGGTAGCAACGTCCTCGTCCTGGGCAAAGGGCAGTTGGCGGCGAGGGTCGTGCGGTGGTTCGCCTTCGAGTCAGCGGAACACGACCTTGTCGCCATCGTGCCCGTCGCGCCGGAGCCCGTCTGGGACAGGAGCCTGTCGTCGTTGATCGCGGCGTCGCCCTTGGACGGCTGCGCCGTCGTGGCGAGCGGCGACTACCGAGACGTTCCGGGCGATTTGAAGATCGACCTGGCGGTCTCGATTTTCTACGACAGGATTTTGTCGGCGGACTTCATCGCGCGTTGCGGGCGGGCGCTGAATTTGCACAACGCGCCGTTGCCGAGATATCGCGGCGTCTCGCCGATCAACTGGGCGTTGAAGAACGGCGAGCGCGAGCACGGCGTCACCATCCACGAGCTCACGCCGGAGATCGACGCCGGGCCGATAGTGTCGCAGGTGAAATTCTCGATCTGGCCGGGGATCGACGAGGTGAGGGACGTCTACGAGCGGTGCCTCGCGCACGGATGGCGGTTGTTCTACGACACCATCCGCCGCCTCGATCGTATCGAGGCCGCTCCGCAGGACGCTTCCCAGGCGACCTACCACAGTCGCAATCAGGACACGCAGTTGGGAGATCGACGAGGATGGACAAGAAGACTTTCAACGAACAATACCCGCGTTGGCTAGAGAGCGCGTCGCCGGCGCGTCAATTGCGATGGCTGTGGCGGGCCGTGATCGCTCTGGCCGTCCTCGAGATTCTCTCTTGGTTGACGTGAGCGATGGCAAAGACGGCACAGTTGGCGTGGAATGAGGTCCTGAGTCGCTATTACGACGCGCAGCGTCATCGGCTTGGCGAGGTGCTCGAGCGCGCCGACGACCGCGTGAAAGCGCTCTTGCGCCAGGCAGCGCGGCAGACGGAGGACGAGATTCTCCGGGCGGCGCCCGACGCGGAGACCTACCAGCGGCGGATGCGCTCCATGCGTACGGGCATCGAGGAGAGCTGGCGAGACGTCGCGGACAAGCAGACGGTGGCGATACGGCGGGCGCGGCGCGACGCGGCGTTGCTCGGCGCGACGGTCGCGGACGAGGCCGGACGCAACGCGGCCCGCACGATGGAGATCGACGTGCCCTCCGGCTGGGGCGCGACCGCGGCGACGGTGCAGAGCATTGGCCAAGACACCCTGACGTACATCGGCCGGCATCCCTATGGCGGCGTCCCACTCTCTGATCGCGTCTGGAAACAGACGGACGACACCATGCGGGCCATCTTCAACCGCGTGCACACCGGCGTCTTGCTCGGACAGGGGCCGGCGGAGATCGCGCGCGACGTGCGCGTCAACCTGATCGACCCGGACGGCAAGGCACGCGAGATGGGCGTCGTCAAGCGGCTTCGCACGCAAGCGCGGGCGGCTCGGGCGGCGGGTGAGATTGACAGGGCGCAGCGACTCTTCCAGGCCGCGCGAACGCGGATGGCGGACATCCCGCCCGTCGGGCGGGGCGTCTACCGCTCGGCGTACAAAAACGCGATGCGCGTCACACGCAGCGAGATTGTCCACGCGCACCAGGAGGCGGCGGTTCGCTATGCCGAGCGGAACCGGTTCGCCGTCGGGTCGCGTTGGAACGTGACGCCCGGCACGATGTGTGAGATTTGCCTGGCCCTGGTCGGCGTCTACGGCAAGGGGTCGGCTCCGACCTTCCCTCACCCCCATTGCATGTGCTACGTGACGACTGTCTACGACTGGAAAGTCACGGGCGACAAGCCGGAGCGGATTCTCTCGGCACCGGCGAGCGTCGTCGATCCAATCCGCCGGCGAGACTACTTCACCGCCAAGGCCATCAAGGCATCGAGGAAAGCTGCTTGACTCCACCTGGAGCGCCAAGGCGGCCTTTTCCGACTCATGCCCGCATGATCTGTCTCATGAAAACTCCAAAGGCCGTGACGAGGCCGAGAAGCCGTTTCCTGAGCATGTGTTACCTTTTCCGCACATGTGAGGAAAACCGCACAGTCAACTGTGAGAAAAATCTCACACTTTTCCCTTGACATCGATTCCCAGCCATGGCAGCGTCGTTGCCCGAAAAGCTCGAAAGAGGGGGACGGCCATGTGGCAGCGGTTTGAGTTCCGAGTCCTGTTGGCTCTGGCTATAGCCCTGTTTGCGGCGGTCGGTTTTGCGACCGTCGTTTCCACTTTCACGGGTCAGACGCTCCGCCAGCGCGTAGGGGAGGCCGAGATTCCAGGGTTGATGAAACGCCTGGACCTCGAGTGGTCGAGCACCACGAAGACCGACGGATTCGCAGGGACGGCGGACCAACAGATCATCGGGACGATCCGACGCGTCGTTTGCACGGCTGACAGCGACGCCTCCGCCGATTATGACGTTACGTTGACCGACGAGGACAGCGTCGACCTACTGTACGGCAAGGGGGCCGACCTTACCACGGCGACAACGAGCCTAGATTTCGCCACGTCGAGCGGCGCGGTCTGCGGGCTGGTGACCTTGACCGTGGACAACACGACGGGCACGGGCCACGTCATCATCTATTGGGACTGAGATGACATGCCATACGCGGCCAACGCGCAGATTCCGATCGCGGTTCGCAAGGCGCTGCCAGACGCCGCGCAGACGATCTGGCGCAAGGCGTTCAACAGCGCGCTGAGGCAATACGGGGGCGACGAGGGCAGGGCGGCGAGCGTCGCCTGGAGCGCGGTCAAGGCGAAATATCGTAAAGGCACAACGGGGACTTGGCTCATGAGAGAGGCGGTCTGGGACACGAGCTACGTCAACAACCTGCCAGACTCGGCGTTCGCCTACATCGAACCGGGCGGAAAGAGGGACGCGCAGGGCAGGACGGTCCCTCGCTCAAAGCGCCACTTCCCGATCAGGAACGCGCAGGGGCAATACGATCCGGCCCACGTCCGCAATGCGTTGGCCCGCGCCCCGCAGTCACCGTTTGGCGCGAAGGCGATGCCGAAGATCCAGGCGGCGGCCAGGTCGCTGCGCATCGGCGAGTTCACTAAAAAAGAGGCGGTCGAGACGCGCGAGTTCGAGGAGGCGATCTCGCTCAGCGACATCCGCGTTGATCGCGAGAAACGAACGCTCCTCGGCATATCCATCCTTGGCGGGAAGAGCAAACACGGCTATGGCTGGACGCGGGAGGCCATGAAGTCCGTCGCCACGCTGCTCGAGAGCGTGAAGGTCTTCGTGAATCACCAAACGCACAGCGGTTTCCCCAATGTCCGCGACTTGTTGGGGACGCTGAAAAACCCGCGTTATGATCCGCAGACGGATCGCGTCCGCGCCGATATGCAGGTCCGCGTGGGGCCTGACGGCGACCAGTTGCTCGCGGACGCCGAACACAACCCGCAAATGGGCGGGTTCTCGATACAACACGAGTCGGAGTACAACCCGATGACGAATTTCGTGGAGAAAACACTCAAGGTGCTTCGGGTCGATTACGTGGCAACGCCGGCCACGACCGGCGGCATGTTCGAGGCAGCAAACTGCGAGGAGGACATGGAGATGGATTACGGCGAGATCACGCTGGACGAGTTGCGGGAGAAGCGCCCGGAGCTTTGCGCCGCGCTGGTGGCGGACGCCCAGGACACGAGCGAGATAGAGGGCCTGAAGGCGAAGGTCCAGGCCTTCGAGAGCGAGAAGGCGCAGCTCACGACCAAGGTCGCGGCGTTCGAGCAGGCCGACGCGCAACGCAAACGCGAGAGCACGGCAGAGAAGCTCATGGAGGAGGCCAAGCTCGACAAGAAGGTGCGCGAGACGCTTCGGCCCGAACTCGTCAAGCTCGAAACACAAGAGTCTATGGCAGCAATCGTCAGGACAGTCGCGGAGAGCGCGGCGGCGCACCACACGATCAGTGACGAACCTCGTGGCGGCGGCGATGACCAGAGCGACGAGAGCGACCGCGCCAAGCTGCGCGCGAGCTGGGGCTAACCGACGAGAGCTGGCACGACACGCGGCTCCGCCCGCGCGAAACCGCGCGTGACGGGGTGACCGCGAAGAACGACAGAGAGAGGCGACCACTATGGCAAGCTACACAGGCATCGTCCGCTTGACGCCGATTGTCGCCGCGAACCTGGTCGAGACGGCGAAGGGAACGACGACGACCTCGATCAACCGCGGAGACATCGTCAAGCTGTCGAGCTACAAGTGGGCGCCCGTGGCAACGATAACGGACGCGACGAAGTCGAACACGCTGGGCGTGGCGGAGAACCGCTCGCCCGGTTCGGGTGACATGAGTTCGCGGAAGGTCTCGGCCTACGTCGCGGACAAGCTGATCGACTACCTGGTCGGCCTGAACACGCTGACGTCCGTCAACGTCGGCGAGTATTTCAAGCTGGTGACGACGGAGTGCCAGCAGCTCGCCAAGAGCACGACGGTGACCGACGACCGCGTGGCCGTGTGCGTCAGGACCGAGCCGGTGGCGGTCAACAAGGCACACGTCCGATTCCTGCCGCACGTTGCCGACCTCGAGCGTGGCTGAGAAGGGAGATAGGAGATGGGACAGCTAGTGCAAAGCGCCTCCCTTCGGGACATGTACGAGGCGAAGGGCGGACCACAATTCACGCGACTTGTGTGCGAGGAGCTGCGCGCGAATCGCGACGATTCCACGAAGGGCATCAACCCCGACCGATTCTCGCTCCTGGAGATGGCCGAGGCGACAAAGTTCCCCTGGTGCCAGGACGTGCACAACCGCATGTTGATGGGCAAGGAAGCCATCGACATGACGACGTTTCCGACGATCACCGAGGAGGTGATTCAGTCGTTCCTGATCCCCGGCTGGGGACGCGTCAAGGACGTGGCCAGCAAGCTGATCGGTTTGGAGTTCCCCTGCACGGACGACCCGATTAGGGTCGCGGGGATGACCGACCCGGGCGGTCTGTTGCAACGACCGCCGGGCGGCGAATACGCCGAGACCGAGATGGCGGAGATGTACGTGCAACTGAACTGGCAGAACCCATTCGGTCGGATCATCTCGCTGAAGGACTGGGACATCAAGAAGGACCGGACAGGCCAGCTCAAGACGCGAGCCGCCAGCATTGGGCAGGCGGCGGCCGAGACCGAGCAGAAAGAGGTGTTCTACGTCCTCGCCGACGCGGGCACCAAGCTCGATCAGCACGCTTGCTACGCCTACTATCCGGCGGGCACGCGGACCGCGATTTACAGCACGACGACAACGGCGGACACGACCGGCCAAACACCGCGCTACACGGATGTCGGGACGAATGTCCTGGCGGACATCAGCGACGTGCAGGCGGCCGACGCCTACCTGGCGAAGCAGACCAACAATCGGGGCGACCCGATCCAGGCCATCGCCACGAAGCTGATCGTCCCGCGAGCGAAAGGGCCTGTGGCGCGCGCGATTCGCCGGCAGATGCTCGTCGAGAAGGGCAAGAAGGGCGCGTCAGGCGCGATCCTGAGCGCGTTCGCGGGCGGCGTCGGAGTCGAGGACGAAGATTTCGAGGTCATCGCCTCGCCGTACCTCGACGCGCTGAGCACCGACGACTGGTACTGGGGCGCGCCCGAGCGCCAGTTCGTCCGGGCGGTCTTCTATCCGCTCGAGACGGAGACGGTGACGCTCGGCCCGCAGAACACCGAGTATCTGCGGCGCGACACGGTTTTCGTCTGCCGCGTGCGATGGCTCAAGCGCACCTTCGCGCTCGACTATCGCTATGTCATCCTGAGTGGCGCATGAGAGACGCTTCAGATTGCTCTTTTGGGCTACCGGCCCTTAGGGGCGGGTAGGCGTCAGGCCCGCCCGCCCCATTTTTATCATCGACGGAGCGATAACATGGGAAGCGTTGAGGACCGAAACCGAGCCGTCCTGCGAATTAAAGGCGCGCGATGGTCGCGCAATGCGGCGGAGAACCGCAACGCCTACCTCGCTCGCGGCGGGCCACTCGACCAGCTGTGGGGCAAGCGCAAGGACAAGCCCGTCCTGTTGCTCGGCCCGGGGCCGTCGCTCGACCTGGTGGCGCGCTACGTCGAGGCGCTGTACGCGCCGATGGCGATCATCTGCTGCAACTCGGCCCTGAACCCGCTGGCGGCGCGCGGCGTGGTCCCCGACCTCGTGGTCGTGCTGGACGCGGAGCCGAAGATCGCCAAGCAGATCGAGGAGTACGTCGGCTTCGTGCCCGAGGCGCTGCGCAAGGGCACGAGGCTGGTGCCGGCGATCACGGTCGACCCCGGCGTCGTCAAGGCGTGGCCGCACGAGATTCTGTGGTACGCGCATTGGGAGCAGACGACCGAGGCGTCGGTCGCCTTCTTCGCCTCGCTGCTCGCGCAGTTCGACCAAGGCGAGAGACGGATCACGCGGCTGGCGTGCACGTCTTGCGTGTTGGGGACGATGGTGCAGGTCGCTTACCACATGGGCGCGAGCCCGGTCTTTCTGGCCGGGTTCGAGCTGCCAACGGAGACGGGCGTCAACTACGCGGCCTTGCGGTACGACCTGTCGACGAACCCGCCCAGGCCGGTCAAGGACCAGATAAGGGACGTGGATTGGAAGACGGGGCAGTTGCACGCGCAGTATGTCAGCGTGCTGCTGAACTTGATCCAGGGCAACGGGATTCCCGTCATGAACTTGTCGCCTCTGGCGAGCTTCAAGAACATTGTGCTGACGGTGCCGCCAAGCACGCTGATAACCGGTGAGATGAGGCTGCCGGAAGGCGTGGAGGTGAACAGTGGCTCAGGATGAGAGCACGATTGCGGCGCAACTGTCGAATTGCCGAGCGGCGCTCGACCGGGTGTGCGCGGGCGTGGCGTCGGTGGGAGACTACCGCTGGGGCGGGAAGCAGGTCAGCCACGCGGCGGTCATCGCCGCCCTGACCGGACGCGAGAGAGAGCTCGTGCGACAGCTCGACGAGCTGCCTGAAATCGTCGTCGGCACGAGCGATATCGGGGCGGTGACGGACTTGGGCGACGCGAGCGCCGTCGAGTATGTCGAGGACGATTGAGCGATGGGCATTAGCAAGGTCGCGCTGAACGCGCACACGGTCGCCATGCTGACACAGATTGGCGAGACGATGACGCTGGCGAGGTTGTCGGTGACGGCGGTCTCGTCGGCCGGCGACGAAACCTTCGGCTGGGTCTCGGTGACGACAGCTCGGGGCGACCTGCAGCCGCTAGGCGTGGGGGGGAGCAAACAACAGATCGTCCTGGACGTGGGCGGAGAGCAAATCAATGTTGTCCGCGTCGGCTTGCTCCCGTCGTTGACCGGCGCGGCGGATGGACAGCGACTCTATGTCGGTGGCGCCGTCACGACGACTGCCGAGCACTGGCACGTCGGGCGCGTCGATCCGTTTCCGGGGCATCTCGAGCTGTTGCTCACGGAGAAGGGCGCGAGGGAACCATGACGAGTTATGAAGAGGCGCGAGCGAGCATTGTGCTCGGGCAACGGCTTTTGGATTCGCTCTGTGAAGTCGACCAGCGGTTTCTGTTGCGTTTGGTCGCGCGACTCGAAGCTCGTGCGATCACGGCAGAGCGGGCAGTGCGGATGAGCAACGTCGGAACACCTTGTCGTGGGAGCATGGGCCAATGATCTCGGTTCAACTGAGGAACAGGCACCTCGTCGTCAAGTCAACCGAGGGGACCTTACGCCAAATTCTCGACGGCCTGGAGGAGGGGATGGGCGTCATCGGCGGGAAGCTGAAGGAGCACGCGGCGGCGAACCACGTCGCGTTCGGGCCGGGCGCGGCGCGCAAGCAGAACCCGGACGGCAGCTATCGGTTCTTCTCGCGGACGGGCAAGGCGCAAGGGTCGATAGAGGAGATGAAAGTCGAGCGCACGGCGCGCAGCGTGCGGGGCGGCATCATGGGCGGCTCGACCCAGG